CAGATAAAGGATGTTATGAATGGCAAGATGAGCCGCTTAATTATATCAAAACATATTTCGTTAGGAAATCTGGGAATGATGCAAATGATGGGCTTTCTAAGGAAAATGCATTCCAGACATTGCTAGCCGCCACCGATGTCATCAGTCAATATGAAAAAGTCTACATCGGAGCGGGAACTTATGATGAATATCTTTATATTCCCAATTCTGGAGATTACACTCAATATGTTGGGGATTTGGGTGGAAACTATACTGGTGATGAAGGTGAGATTCATATTAAAGCGATGATGAATGTAACGGCTAAGCCGCCATATCAATTATCAGTAGTAAATCACCATGTTTGGTTAGAGAATTTACATTTCTTTGATGAATATTTTGCTAGTCCATTTTGGAGGGCGAGTGTATTAACTCCCAATACTCATGGATGCGTTTTTTCGAAAGTTAGAGCTGATAAAAGTATTGCCGCCGGAGGAACATTCTGTTCAAAAATAATAAATTGTGTAGCATGGCCAAATCCTTCATGGGAACCTGGATATGAAGCGATTGCATTTGCTATAGGTCAAACAAACTGGATTTATCATAATACATTCATTCATAATACTGGACAAGGGCCAGCCGTAGGTTCGGCTGCTGCTATTGGTGAATATGGTATAATAGTAAATAATATCTTTGTTTCACTTAGTGAAAATACCCCGGCATTGGATACAGATGTCGGCGATGTCCTGACTGTTGATTATAATTTCTATCAATATAATCCAGCCATCGGGGCTGATATGCACAGTCATCATGCTACATTGGGAGAATGGCAGGCAGCGGAGGGGCATGATGCGCGTGCGCTTGAAGGCGATCCATTATTTGAGGATGATGGATACCATATTACACTCCGGTCTCCTTGTAAAGATAAAGCAGATGGTGCTCTTCTTTCTGGAATGACGGCAATTATCCATGAGGATATTGATGAAGATTGGCGGCCTTTATTGGTTGCGTCAGATATTGGGGCCGATGAAATTGAGGAGGAATCTATATGGGTAACTGGAGAGCCTCCACCATGTTGTCCTGAATTACTTCCTGCAAAACCCGAACGTGTAGATATTCATTTGATATATGATACTCCGGGATTGCATTCGATTGACCAAAGTATGTTGCTATATAGGGGCGTACTTGAAGAATATAGTTGGGATGAAAATAAAATTAATTTTGGTGTTGTGAATTCATTGCTCCAATATTATATTAATCTTCCACAATATTTTGTAGATAAAGGGACGTATCCAGATTGCGATGATAAAATTGTAGATTCTCCGATTCCCATAGTGTATGGCGACTTTCGCCCATATCCTGATGAAAGAACTTATGAATGGAGTATTGGTGGAGGAGTAACAATTCCAACCCTCTCGGTAGCCAAAAGTCAAAATAAATATTTACTTGCCGGGCATCCTGTAAAATCCTTCAATTTTATAGATCTTATTACTATAGAGGACGATCCTTTAGATTGGCCTACTTCAAGTCTTGTGCAAGTTGAAAAAAATATTCATCAACTTATTTCTTTTTCAGAAGCTAGCGGTGAAATGAATTTAGAAGCCAATCCTTCTTATATTCTCCCTAAATTAGGGCTCAAAACTAAAGGACATATTAAAGCAATTCCTGTAGGAAAGGGTGAATATACTCCACCGATTGATGGATATACAATAGTGGATGATTATCATGTGCTTTATGATGGCCCTGAGATAGATGCCTCTGGCGGAGTTGTCGTAATTCCACAAGGACAATATATCACAGTAAAATGGGATTCTCTTTCAAATCTTGCAGATACGGGGATGGGAGTAACACAATTTGATACGGAATATATTTGGGCGAGGATATTAGTAATATTTGGTGCTTCAGAAGGATCAGTTACTTATAAACTTGGAATGTGGAATCAAATTAAAGGACAGAAAGCTAAATTTGAGGGTATCGTAGAAATAAAACCTTACATTGGACCAGAAAATACAGCAACGTGGAAAATTGGATCAGATAATGAGGCGGAGGTATGGTATGATGGAAATGGCGTAACAGGCGCCCTCGCTGATAATGACTCTGATCGAATAGTTTGCAATTATTGGACTGGATTTAAAAAAGATAATATTTTAATTGAAGATAATAAATGGTTTCGGCGAATTTGGATTCAGGGAAGTGAATTTTCAGAGATTTCAGCGGCAATCCTTGCGGTAGATGGAGATATTACTGTAAAACATATATATCTTTGTTTGCAAAATTTAAAACCACAACATAGAGAAGAAGAATTATTAACAAAGGATGTTAAAATTCCAAGCCGTGGTATGTTTGGACCGAAAGAAGGAACAGTAGAACTGACACAATATGGTTCGTGGGATACACCCACTTTTTCAGAATTTGGATGGATCGGACAAGGAAGAATGTATGGAGAACATGAAGACTGGGGATTTCCTGGAGATCTTGAACTTAGTGGAGAGAGATGGGATGATGATGGGGCATTTGCGTCAGGAGAATTAATAACTAATCCTGTCAGCGTAATTGAATCATTTTATAGAGATGAGCTTTTTCTGTCAGGATATATTGATATAGATAGCTTTGATGCTGCAGCAGAATTGCGTCAAGGATGGAAGTGTTGTGGATTTGTTCATCGTGTGCAAAGTTCACGAACAATAATTGATGAAATTGCTCGCGAATTTTCTGTTCGAATACTCCATTTGCAGGATGGAATGATCTATGCTAACGTGTTGGACTACTATGATGAAGCTCAAATAGCTGCAGCACAAGTTGATCGTTATTTCCAAGAAGATGATATTTTGTCATTCACAGTAGAACGAACTAAATTGAGTGAACTCTATAATGATTTCATCTTCGAATATGGGTATAGTCATGTTCATAAAAAATATAGATATTCTGTTTATGCCAATACAGAGGAGTCGAATTATTCATTTGATGCCTATGATCCCAGGGTAGATTGCCAATATTGCGCAAATCATTATATTGGAACTGCAAAGAAAACTTTGAAGTTATCTTTAGATTGGACACGGGATAAAAGCACCGCAGATCATATTTTGAAACATAAAGTTAAAATGTATACGAATCGCCGATTTAGATGCAAATTCATGGTACATTTGGAAGGTGCAAAAATAAATATGGGAGATATTATAAATATCGAGCATCATACCCTTCCATCTTGGATGAACCGCAAAAAATGGGAAGTTTCGCGGCCAGAAATTGATACTGGAGACGACACTGTCAAAATTTCAGCAATTTATATTGAGGAGATTCCCGAATAATGAATGGTGAAACCCGCGCGATAATCGAGAAAATTGACGATTTAAAAGACTTTACAAATACTCGCATTGATGACTTGCGTGAATTCCAAATTCAAATGAATCAAAATTTGCAGGCTGATATTACAGAACTGAAAGAATCACACCGGGAGCAAGTGCGAGAATTTAAAATTTATTCTAAGAATCATTATGAATATCATCGACGAGAGCGGCGAATTCTATGGCGATGGATCTTCATTTTAATGGGGGTCACTATTGTCATAAGTGCTTCGGGGCTGGCACCTTACCTATTACCCTACATCCTAAGTTTCCTACGTCTGATCCCTCTGTAAATTCCTACCTGTTCAATTTCTGAACAATTTTCAAAATAATGAAAATAATATTGCCGTTTTTGGTGTTTTTGAGTGATCATAGTAATAGGAGGGCGATTGAACTCACGGAATGATAAACAAAGCTAAACTGTAGCAAAATTCACCAATTTTCAAAATAATGAAAATAATTGTTGTTTTTTATTGTAATTTCAATTTCCAATTTGAACTTTTTTTCCGTTGAAAGACAAGGAGTTAGAGGGACAACCATCCGTAGAAGCCCGAAAAACTGTAATAAATAAGTGCAAGGGAGACAACGATTTATATTGTGGAATGGATTGTGGAGAACTATAACACCATTAGGCGCACGAAATAGTATATGATAAAAAATAATGAAAATAAAAGTTGTGGTTGTCTGAAGGTTGATAAATAATAGTAGTAGATGGAGGAAAAAATGAATAATGATAAATTATTACGGTGGGCTCAATCGCTTAGAAGCGTAGAAGGACGTGGTCTTATCGTTACCTGGCTGCGAATTCAAGATTTCACTTGGGAAGAAATTGGAGCAAAGCTCGGGATGTCAAGGAATAGTGCGCGCCAGCTCTACGAGGAAACTATCAAAGAATTGCAGAAATATATGAATGTCGATCAACCTGAGATTCGAGGACAGATCTCAGGCATTACTAGCAAAGAGTCGGAACCCGGAACTGACTCTAAGGATGGGGCTGTATAAACTTTCGCTGCAGCCCTATCCTCCTCCTTTTAGCGAAAGGAATTGGAGATAAAATGGGAAAACAAAAAACGAAACTAATGGATTTTCAAGTAGAACTTACTTCAAGAGAGCGAGTATTTATTATTTTGGCACAATTATTGGATGGAAAAGAGTGGATTTCAATCAAGTTGGAGGAAACTGGTGACCAATATGGATTGAAATATTGGACATTTGCAAAGTATATCAATGAATTCTACGAAATTGGATTAATTCAGCGGCGGTATGGAAAATCAAGCGGGACTGGGAGAATCGGGTCAGATGGAAAAGAAATTTATATTCGGACGTCAAGTTTATTTCGTTGGAATCAGGAGATTCCTTGTAACTCGTTGCAAGACATAGAAAGTGTGATGAACAATCATTGCGCATCCTTGCAAGTCGTTGCGGCACATAGAAAGTGTGTTAACGATTTTTCGTGCCATTTTAAAACGGGGGTTAACTCGTTGGTATATAACAAAAACATACCACAAGAGGAACCCTCTTATACTCATTGTGATGAGGAGCCCCACAGGGCTCCGAATACTAATTGTGATATCGATACCTCTTGTGAATTGAATCGCTCCAGGTCGCTTGACGCGCCTGTCGCTCAAAATCCTTCAAATACGGTCAATAAGGAAACCCACACCGTACCAGTTGAAGTTGAATTAAAAAAGAACAACACAATTCATCCCGCTGAGCCTATCCCCGCTAAACCCTTAAAGGAGAAAAAACCTATGAATTCGCCAGAAGAACAGAAGAAAGTAGATGCCTTAATTGAAACTGAATTAGAGAAAATTAAGGCAGAGAAAGAAGAAATCAATAAAACTGAAAATTCAAAATATTCTATCGATGGGGTTCCTCAGAGATATGAAACAATGATTGATTATCTTCCAAATTGGAATAAAAAGGGGGTATAAAATGTTAACCGATAAAGAAATTATCTACATAATGCGTGTATTTAGTTTTATTCTCCGAGATCAAACTACTGATCCGGAAGGCAGCGAAATGTTAGCAAAAATGATTCGTTTTTTAAATGATAAATGGACTGAAATCACTACAGAAGAGCGGAAGAAAAAGGAGGTGGCACTCACTAATGAAGAAAAAGAAATCAGCTAAAACATTTATTAAAAAGAATGCCAAAATGATGAATAAGGGTTACGTCATGGTCCGCTGTGATGACTGCCCGGGGGCAATTATTTGGGGACAGAATGACCGGAATTATACGAACCGTTATATGTTTGAGCACCGAAAGGTTATGCAAGATTTCCTACTTGAATTCTGGCCAAGGCATGCCTGGCTCATTGGAACTGGGAAGAAAAAGCAATTGAGTTCAAAGCGCCCGATCCACCATATCAATCATAAGAAAACTGACAATGGCCTTAGCAATCTCTTTATTTTTGCTTCACAAAGGCAACACCGATATTATCATATATTGGTGGAGCAGCGGAGATATGAGGCGGCTAATGAGATTGTAAAGAAGCTCATGCGTTTTAATCCACATTATCCAAAACAAATTCTATATAAGAAGAGGGGCAGAAAGGCCAAGTTCGAGCCTTTTGCGCCAGATATTGATTAAGGCTGATAAGATGAATTTGAATGAGAGACTTAAAGATATATCCCAAAATGATTTACAATCAATGGCAGGAAAACTTGCTCAAGAAATAGATGAGCAAGAACGAGATAGACTTGGAAAATCCTTATGCCCTGAAGGATGGGTGGACCTATTTGATTTCTCTCCATGTCTCTCCAATATTGTCCCCCATTTGATATTCCGTGTGAGCTCATTCTTTAATTCCTGTTGGATGGAGCATAGAATTTATTTAGAGACCCATATTGGAAATCATAGAATTTGTGATAATTCTTATCGTATTACAGAGGAAGCAATACTTAATGCTAAATTTGATGTAGTTGAAATGTCTATTGAAAAATTACTTACCGACAGCTTAAGATTTATTAAAAATGACCCTAAGTGTAAGGAGGTAGTAAGTGCTGAAATGGTTACGAGCTAATGCTATATGGCTATTAGCCTTATGCATTTTAATACATTCATTCGCAATAGTGCTAGGTCCATCAATGGTAACAGCTTATGATGCGGTACAACGGGTGATTATAACGAATGCTGATTATCAGAGAATTCCCGTGAAGGTGTTGCCGTGAATGAAGTTACAGGATATTTCGTTAAGTACGGTGGCTCCATTTTGGGGTGCTTCCCCACAGAACAGGCGGCAATTGATAAGGGAAATTCGCTCCCTTTTAAGACATCATCAGATCCTTTTATGAATTACGGGACATTCACTATTCTATATGGACGAGTATTAATTGAAGGTGAAACAATAGTTAAGGGAATGGAAGGATTACGAACAATAAAACTTATTTTTAAAGAAAGGAAATAAAATGGTAATGAATCAAGATTATGAAGCAGATGGACAGATTGAAACTGTAGGAGAGGATCTCCAACCTATAATTAGGGACCAGGGTGATCTGGAAGGGCTGGGGAGCCCATACGATTGGGCTCAATTCAAATCAGATTTAAATGAATTCAAAGACCAGATTATAGAGGTTGATATAAATAGTTCCAAGGAAGATATAGCAGCGATTCGGATGGCTTTAGGTAGAGAGGCCGATAAACTAAGGACTCAAAACCAACCACATTTAGCACAAATTATTGTGCTTTTGGATACTGCAGTGGAGAATATAGTTAAATTTTATCAACAGATTAGGAGCCATAGATTAGAGACAGAAACATTTGTAAGCAACCTGCTGGCTTTGGAGCAATTCGTTGAGAAGCAAGAAGTTATAGAGAAGACAGAAGGAGAGGATTATCAACCAATAGCCCAAGAAGAACCAAAGGCCACCAAGGAATAGTAAGAAAGGCCAGCGATTCTGTAAGGAGGTGAATGAAAAATGAGGAACCTAAATGAAGTAAAGAAGATAGAGATTGAATTCACACGAAAGGGGGAAAAGAATTCTAGATATCTTGAGCCTGCAGATGACATAACTCTAATCAGAGTAAAGGTAGATTTTATTGATGGTGGATGTTCATCAGGTGGACTTGAGATGTATACAGGTTTTGTAGGGGTTGCTTCGCCTAAAATGTTTCTTCAACAGATAAGGAAAGCTTTAGAGGATCTAATGGAATAAAGCCACCCTATTAGTAAAGCCTTAAGACTTAGGGATGAGAGTAGTGGGAATGAGTGAGTGGTGTGGGGCTGGGTAATTGATATCTCAGTCTCACCTCCCCTCTCCCATATCTTCACTCTCTTGGGAGTAACACAGGCTATATTGACTGAATTATACACTACTCTTATACTGAATTGAATTCAAAAAAGACTTTAAGACATACTGAATAGGTGTTTTTAGATAACTTGTTGATAGATAGGGGTATACCGCATGAGTAACGAGGGATGCTGCGTATACTCTCCTGACACAGAAAGTGAATTAGCCCTATGACTTGGTAAATGCTTATAAACTTATAAACCGAAAGGAGTTAGTTATGAATTTAGAAGAAATTAGAAATTTACCGTATTCGGATAGAAAACAGGCATGTTTGGATCATTTAACAGCCATTTATCTGCAGAAGAAGAAAAGAACTTTGCTTGAAATTTGCAGAACGCTCAAAATTACAAAACGGTATGCTAAATTCTTTCTATCTAATCCAATTGAAATTTGGATGGATATTGAACCAGATTATGAGATGTGGAGATCGTCAAGATTTGGTATGTTTTCCTCTTCAAATAGACCACATTGGCACACTCATCCAAAATGCTACTATGAAAAGACGTGATGTGGCTCTTTTTTGAAATGAGATCGTTCAACCTGGGGCATCTCTTCCTTGTAAATCGTTGTGGTTCAACAGAAATAGGATCTAAAAGTATAATTAATTCTAAGAAAGTTAAAGTATTGATATTCAACGAGTTAACTTTTTTACATAAAAAGTGCTTGTCGGGACACAGGGTCCACAATTATTTACATTCTCAGGCTTTAAAACAATAAAAACTGTATAAATGGGAGGAAAATGAATAGACTATATTTAGGCGATTGCCTAAGAATCATTCGGAGTAAAATATCATCTGAATCCATAGATCTCATCTATCTTGATCCTCCATTCAATTCAGGAAGGAATTATGGCGAATTCAACGATGTTTGGCCATCTATGGAAGATTATATTGAATTTGTGAAATTGAGAGTAATTGAATGTCACCGCGTTCTCAAAAAAACCGGCTCTCTGTATCTCCATTGCGACCCAACCAGCAGCCACTACTTAAAGATTATGCTAGATCACATATTCGGTGCGGGTGGGTATAGGAACGAAATAGTATGGTGTTATAGCGGCGGCGGAATTTCGAAAAATAATTATCCGAAGAAACATGATGTTATTTTCCGTTATAGTAAGTCAGATGATTATTTATTCAACGTTGAATATAAACCATATAAAGAAAATACTCAGAAAGTTGGCAAACATAGCACATTATCGAAAGGCGACACAAAAATAGATTTGCAAAGAGGAACGCCGGTGACCGATTGGTGGACCGATATTAAAACTGTTACCGGATGGGCTATGGAAAAGATGGGTTACCCCACCCAAAAACCCGAGGCCCTACTCCGTAGAATCATTCTCGCCTCATCAAATGCCGGCGACACTGTATTAGATCCATTCTGTGGATGCGGGACATGCGTGGCTATTGCAGAGAAGGAGGGGAGGAAGTGGGTTGGAATAGATAACAATAAGAAAGCTATAGCATTAACAAGAAAACGAATCAAAGAAATTAGGAGGCAGAAAGGTAAACGAATTGAATTATAAAGAATTAGTCCCGACTAAGGATTCAGATATGCGGAATTCAATATTTGAGGAAGTTAAGGGATGGGCGGAGCGTCCATTGATGAAATTGAGAGGGACGTTTGCTTTAACTGATGAATTATACCAAGATATTGAATCTCACGCCCATATCGTCATCTTATTCTGTATCTCTCCTTTGGATCGGGGAGATATGAAATATCTTCCGAATAGACCATGGAATCCAACTATCAAATGCTCATTCAAGACCTACGTGAAAAGAGAGGTATTCCGATGTTGCTTAAAATATATCTTGAATGAACGAAAATATGTGGAAATTCCGGATAAGTATAAGAATTTCATTCTCGGGGAAGACGATTATCTATCGGAAGAATTCTCGTAAGTCATTGAAAGACATCATCCGGCATAGAAAGATAGGAGGACTATGGTAATCGAAAAAGAACGAGAGCGAAAACGAATTTATAATGAATCCCCAAGGGGAAAACAAATTAGGCTAAGATGTGAACGAAACTATAATGAATCTCCAAAAGGCAAAGAAAATAGAAGAAAACAGTGGCAGAAACGAAGAGCTCGCAAATTAAATGTAGATTTCTGGGAACCTTGGATGGATATAGTGTGGGAACAAATGAAGATCCAAACTAATGGCTATTGTCCTTTATGTCATAAATTCATTGGCGTTGATAAACTAACAATGGATCATATAATTCCATTATCTAAAGGTGGAATTCATCGTATTGATAATGTTCAACCAATGTGTGGAAGTTGTAATAGTAAGAAATCTAATAAATTAGGACTATAGTATGCCGGTTAGAAAAGGTAAAGATTCAGAGGGTGTTTATTTCCAATGGGGCGCCCATGGTAAGAAAAACTACGTAAAGGATTTTATAACTGAAAATTGCGATAGAGTTTGTGCGGAAAAGAAAGCTAAGAAAAAATGTCTTGCCCAGGCTGCAGCTATTTTTAGTACAGGTTGGCGTGAGCGTGGAGGATAATAAAGTGGGGCTAATATGGAAGGAACTCATTATCCTTTTAAATCCATTTGGCCATTCACTGAGGAGAATAATATGGATATAGAAAAACAGAAAGTAGTTTACAAGCTTTATATGAAACACAAATCCATCAATTATATCCAGGAGAAATTGCAAGAGCAATTTGAAAGTGGGAGTGATCATCGAACAATTCTAAAGCTGATAGCTGATGAGAAATGGGATGTTAAGCGGGATAAAAAGGATAAGAAGGTCTTTGATAAGATTTTAAAGCAGATTGAAGAAGATGAGATATCAAGCGTAGATATTTTAAATAAATTAATCACAACCTGGCTCCGCGCATTCTCCGAAGGAAGAGTTGATACTCCATCCAATAAGATATTATTGGAAGCCATCAAAATCGTTCATCTTCTCAAGAATGAGCCCATAGAAGGTTCAGATCGTCTGGAGAAGATATTAAAGAAAAGTTTAAAACAGGAATAAATGCCCACTCTCGACAAATTTAAATTATTCCATGAACTACACTATGCTCCACATGACCGACAAATTGAAGCACATCAAGCAATAGATATAAATGATATTGTTTTAATCAATGCCGGAATTCAGGGAGGCAAGACAACTATTGTTGCCATGGAAGTCGTATATCGAATATTGGAATCAATTATAAATGGGCGAGAATTTAAGGCGTGGATTGTTGCGCCATTCTTTTCATTGGTAAGCCGAACTTTCGAACGGGTGTGGGCTATATTGCATGATAAGAATGGACTCAATTTCAAAGGTGAGAAATGGATATTATCCGGATCCAGTTTAAAGAATTTAACTATAAGACTTCCGAATAATTCATTTGTAATTGGGAAAACCGCAGATAATCCTTTGAGTTTGGCTGGAGAGGATTTGGATCTGATTGTGATAGATGAAAGTTGCTTGATGAAAGATTTTAAAGATATTTGGCGGCGATTACATCCACGTATTGCAGTTCGTCATGGAAAAATTCTCGCTATAACGACTCCAGTTGGTCAAGATACATTTTATGATTTGTGGTGCCATGCCAAAACTATGAAAAGGTGGGAATCATTTCATTTCCCAACATCAGCTAATCCAGCTTTTCCAAAAGAGATGTTGGATGAAATTAAAGCGACTATAAGTGCTGAAGATTTTGCACAGGATTATAATGCCAGCGTGACAATTAAATCGGGACGATTCTTTGGAGAATTCTCAGATAAGAATTTAAAGAAATGGAATTATGATCCGAATTTGGAAACAATTATGGGTATAGATTTTGGCCTACGTCGCCCACATATGATCTGGGCACAAATCGATAAAGATGATAATATATATATCTTTGACGAATGCGCTATTCCAAATATGCAAGTCCCTGCACTTATAAATATAGTGAATTCGAAACCATATGCTGTAAGTGCGCGATATGTAGATCCAGCTGGAACATCAGCTAATTCTCAAACTGGATTATCTGATATTATGCAATTTGAGAATGCGCAAATTCCATTGTTATATAGTTTCAATCCTTACGATAGGGATGTCAAAGAGGGCAGCAAAATTATTGCAGGAAAGATTTGTAATTGTTATAAAGAACGAAGTTTATTTATTGATCCAGATAAATGCCCCGTAACTGTAAAATCTTTCTTTAATATAATAGTGGATAAAAATACTGGAAAGTATAAAAAGGATGGAATCAATGATCATGCGATTGATACTGTTAGATATATGTTAGTAAATAGATTCCCTATCGAAACTGATGAAGCATTTGTAGGGGGATATTATTAAAAATGAGAACAAAAGAACAATTAAAAAGATATTATCAAAAGAATCGGTGGAAATATCGCGGTCTTACATGGAAGAAAATAGAAGTTAAATATAAAATTTTACGAATATATCTTCTTGCAATAATTGGATATTCAGCAAAGGAATTAGCGAAACAGTTTAATCTTACTCGCGAAGTAATCTTTTATCATTTATCAAAACGCGGATTTCATTATTCTAGAAAAGCATGTAATGCAGGAATGAGTTGGGGAAAACATATAAATCATTCAACGGCTAATATGCCTCATATAAAATGGTCGCGCAAAATAAAGAAGCGGGATGGTCGGCAATGTCAATTATGTGGGAATTGGGGGAATTGCGCACATCATATTGACTATGATCCTGAAAATTTTGATGAACAGAATGGTATAACAGTTTGTCGATCTTGTCATGCTAAAACAAATACTTTAAAACGTCGAAATGCATATGAAGTTTTATTTAAATTGATGATTAATTGTAAATATGCATATATGAATAATTAAAAGGATAAATCATGTTATTTGCAGATCAAACTCGTAAATTAATAGAACAGAGCTATAAAGAAGCTTGTTCGCGCGATAATGAGCTTAGAAAGGCTGAAGCGAAAAAGCGATTAGATTTCTATCATGGCATTCAGGGGGATTATACTCGGGAAGCAATGGAACGATTGCTGGATTCAAAATCCCGAGCGAAATTTAAAATAGAAACAACTAATATTACAGCGAATATAATTGATGCCCAGGCTAAATTATTTAAGACGCCCCCACAATATAGAATTAAGAATGGAACGAAGAGAGATCAAAAGATTTGGAATGAAGTAGTTGAAAATGGAAAACTAAATCTTGTTTTAAAGAATGTAAATCGTTATACCAAACTTTTAAAGACTGTAGTATTACATCCAATATGGAGAGGGCTCAAAATTGAATTCGATATTTTGTTGCCTCATTTGCTTGATATAGAAATTGGATGGGATCCGGTGCGACCTACAGCATACATATATGAGACAATTATTGATAAATCTACGTTTAAACAGACGCGGCTCTTCACTTATTGGTCGCCATATATGCATTTTATGTTTGATGAGAATCAAAAACTCCTCCGGATAAATGAAGATAATGCTAATCCTTATGGAATTCTTCCATTTGTTGCATTCCATGATTATTTACCTTTGGATTCTTTCTTCCTTGAAGGGGACGATGTTGTTGATAATAATGAGAATATAAATATAAAGAAAACAGATTTGGCAAGAACTATTTTCCAATATGGATTTCCATTGCTTGTTGGTTGGGGATTAAAGAAGGATATGATTGTAGGTCAGGGAGTTTTTATAAATTTGGATAAGCCAAGGGGACCTCATGATAAAACAGATATTGAATTCAGAAATCCAAACGCTCAGGTAGCTGAGATTTGGGAGGTTATAAAAGAAGACATAATCAATTGTGCTGTTATAAACGGCGTACCAGCATATCACGTTAGTAATGTGCCCCGAGAACTCAGTGGTATAGCTCATCGTATACAAAGTGAATCTCTACTTGAACAAAGGAAAGATGATGTTGAAATATATAAAGCCGGATTAAAACAATTATTCCAAATTTGCAAAATTATTCTTGCTGTAGAAGATCCTGTAAATCAAATAAGCGATAAAGCTGAACTTATCATAGATTTTCATGAGCCTGAATTCCCAACTGATCCTGCTGCTGAATATGAATTACTTAAACAAAAAGTAGCAGATGGAATTCTAAGTAAAGTAGATTTAATTAAACATTATAACCCCGATTTTTCGGATGAGCAAGCCATGGATTATTTAGACCTGATTGCCAGCACAAATAAATTAGTTGATAAACTTGGAGATATCCAGGAGGATGAGGAATAATGCCATATAAAGATCCAGAAAAAAGAAAAGCATATATGAAGGCGCACAGAAAAACTAAAGAATATAAAGCCGCACAAAAGAAATATAGTGAATAAGTTCATTTAAATAAACTTTTAACCTCCAAGAAGGAGATATAAATGGCAGACGCTAATAAGAATCCTGATGGATCGGGGAATGATCCCCAAAATAAACTCAGTGACTTGGAAAAGCAACTGGGTAAAAAACTTTCTCCTGAAGATCTCGAGTTCCTAAAAGGTAGTATGGGTAATGCGGAATTGCTTTTGCAATTGAGGGATACTAAACGCTCAGCAAATGAGGAGGCTAAGAAATATCGTTTGGAACTCGAAAAACAAAAAGATGATAAAAGACAAAAAGAAATTGATGAACAAAAGTCCCAGGGAAAGTATAAGGGACTTTATGAAAACACTGATACTGAATTAAAGCAAACAAAAGCAGAATTATTTGCTTTAAGGCGGAATACTAAGCTCAAATCATATGCGGGTTCCTTTAATTTGATAGATGAGGATGATGTTATACATATTAATGAAAATGATTTGGATTATGATGAGAATGGAAATATGAAATTCGAATCTGTCCAACAGGCGTTTTCTAATTTGTATAAAGCCAAGCCTTTTAAATTCAAACAGGGGGATAAAGGTAAAGCAGATGATAGAAAGCCCGGGGGAGCTTCAAAACTCACTGACGCGAAAGAAATTGCAATTGATTCTGTAATGAGTGCATAATTCAGTATCAATAAAAAAAGGAAATTAAATTGAGTTATTATGACAGTGTAACTGATACACAGGGCGCTGAATGGATTATGTCCCAACTGTACCAGGACATTTTCGTTCCTGCGCAGAATAAGCATGTGGTCTTTAGTCTTTTGACCAAGGTGCCGATGGGAAGAAATACCAAGCTAACATTCCCTAGAATCACCCCTGGCCAGAAATTTACCGCCGCAGGCGTAGCTGAAGCTGGAGTTAAATCTCCATCTAAAGCTCTCACTTCGGATGTAGATTTGGAACTGAAAATGTTCTATGTTCTCTTTGAGACTACAACGCAGTTTCTGAGACATAGCGTGCCAGGTGCTAAGCAAGTATTATTGGATAAAGCTGCTCAGGATTTGGTCGATGTCATTGAGACTGAAATATACCATTCACCACTAGGGTTTTTTAGTGGTTTTGAAAGTCAGGTTACTCCTTGTTCGGTTGATTTATCTGGAGCATTTCCATGCGTGCCTTGTATTAGTGGTCAGATGAATTATCAGGATGTTGCCGATGCAACTACGGCAGTAGAGCAGCGGGGATATATTGATAATCTTTCTGCCATTGTTGATGTATTCAGTTTTGGACAACTTAGAACCGACAGGAATGCAGATGGTACATATATTCTTTCTCCATTGGCTGATGGTCGAGGATTGCTCTCTGCGTGGGGCGTGAAAATTTATCCTTCCGCAAATATGAGACGACAATATGGAATCGTGGGTGATTTCAGTAAAGCATTATATGCCGATAGTGGCGCAATTGCCATTACGCGAAATGATCAAGCGGCGAATGCATTTTTGTATAATAAAGTTTGGTTCCGGCTCGAGATCGAAGCAGCCTTTGCAATACTTGACGTAAATGCTTTTGAGACAATTTGCTAATTGATTTAATCTGAGGAAGGGTCTTCGGGCCCTTCCTCTTAACTTCGAAAATAATTTGATGGAAATCAATTTTAATATAAATTTGGAGTGCATGTGATAAAATTTAGTGTTCCATTTTCCGAACCTCGCTTTAATGTTCCATATGGATCGCCAAAATTTGGTCTTCCATCTCGTGGATTTGTTGGATTAGATGGTGAAGATGGACCTCCTGGGATATCTGGAGAACCTGGCGAACCGGGACCTCAAGGAGATCCCGGACCACAAGGGGATCCTGGTGATCCCGGAATCTCTGGTGAGCCTGGCGAGCAAGGACCAGAAGGTCCTGAAGGTCCGGAAGGGCCTCAGGGGGATCCTGGTATAAGTGGCGAACCTGGAGAACAGGGACCAGAAGGGCCGGAAGGTCCACAAGGAGATCCAGGGATTAGTGGAGAGCCTGGGGAACAAGGAGATCCTGGTGATCCAGGAATTAGTGGGGAGCCCGGTCAACAGGGTGATCCTGGAATATCGGGAGAGCCCGGACAGCAAGGTATAAGTGGGGAACCAGGAGAGCAGGGTGCAGCTGGTGGTTCCTATATGACTCTGGACAACGTATGTGATAATTGGTACGAAACTGACCAAGATATTCATAGTTCAGGCACCATTTATGCTG